TGGTTAGATGCAAACTATCCTAATGAAGAATGGATAGCAGAAGATTCTTTTTGTGCTAACGAAGGATATGGTGGTAAAATAGATTTATATTCTAAGTCTGGTATATTTATAGACTTTAAAACTAAAGACAATTTAAAAGGAAAAGACTCTGCTCGTTTAGTATATGATGAACATGGTATGCAACTGTCAGCTTATGCACAAGGTTGTAATATAGAAGACCCTGAAAGAATATCTATCTTTGTTGATAGAGCAGACACAGAGTTAGTTTTAACTCATGTGTGGGATAAAGAAACACATTATAAACACAAAGAAATGTTTAACAGTTTACTAAATTATTGGAAGCTTGTTAAAAATTATGACTCTACAGTATTATGAATGGAAAAAAAGCAAAACAACTTAGAAAAAAATCTAAAGAATTAGTTATTGAATGGTTAAAAACTATGTTAATAGATGAAGAAAAGAAAAAACTATCAATGGATAATTTTGAAAAATACTTACCAGAACAAACCCATGTGTATATGAATAAAAGAATTATGGTTTCTTCTTACACACCTAAATGGTATATGAAGAAACTAAAAAAGGAGTATTATAAAAAATGAAATACAAATTTAATGAAAATAATATCATACCACAAATACAAAGATATGTAGATAAAACTTATGAGAAACATTATGCTTATGGAGATTATCAAGCAACAGATGTTATATTTGATAACGGACATGGAGAAGGGTTTTGTATTGGTAATATTATAAAGTATGCAATGAGGTATGGAAAAAAGAAAGGATATAACCAAGCAGACTTGCTAAAAATAATTCATTATGCTATAATGGCTATACATTTACAGGATATTCAAAATGATTGAAGATAAAATAGGAACTAAGCCTTACTTAGGAATTGAAATAGACTATGATAAAGAAAAAGAGTTTGATAAATTTAGTCTAGATACACTCAGAGATAGATACTTCTGGGAAGGAGAAACACATGCACAAGAAGCGTTCGCAAGAGCCTCTGTTTTCGGGGCTACTTACAAAGGGGAGACAGATTTTGAACTGGCTCAAAGACTTTACAACTACAGTTCCTCTCGTTGGTTCATGTTTAGCACTCCTATACTTAGTAACGGGGGAACAAGTCGTGGGTTACCTATCTCTTGTTTCCTTAATTATGTTCCTGACAGTCGCAGTGGTTTATCTAATCACTACGATGAAAACATTTGGTTGGCAAGTTCAGGTGGAGGCATTGGTGGATATTGGGGCGATATTAGGAGCAACGGTATTTCTACTGCTCATGGCAGTCGTTCTACTGGTTCAATTCCATTCATGCATGTGGTAGATTCTCAGATGTTAGCCTTTAACCAAGGCACAACTAGAAGAGGTTCTTATGCAGCATATATGGATATAAGTCATCCTGAAATTGAAGAGTTTATAAATATGCGTAAAGAATCTGGTGGAGATATAAATCGTAAATGTTTAAATTTACACAATGGAGTAAACATAACAAATTCATTTTTAGAAGCTGTAAAAAATGATGAAGACTGGAGATTAATTGACCCTAAAACTCAAGAAGCTGTTAAGATTATAAACGCTAGAGATTTATGGTGGCAAATTATACATGCTAGAGCTGAGACAGGTGAACCATATATGATAAACATAGATACTTGTAATAAGTATTTACCTAAACAACAAAAAGATTTAGGTCTTGAGATTAAACAAAGTAATTTATGTTCTGAAATAACATTACCTACTAATGAAGAAAGAACTGCAGTTTGTTGTTTGTCATCTGTAAATTTAGAACACTTTGATGACTGGTCAAAAAATGATAACTTTATATCAGATTTAATAACAATGCTTGATAATGTTATAGAACATTACATAGAAAATGCTATAGATACATCACAACTAGGAGGATATAATGCAAATTTTAAACGCTTTCAAAACTATGTTAGAGAAGGTAAAGAAGGATATACTAAATCTGCCTATTCGGCATATAGAGAAAGAAGTCTCGGTTTGGGTGCAATGGGTTTTCATGCATATCTACAATCTAGGAACATACCTTTCGAGGGTATTTTCGCAACTGGATTTAACCATACAGCTTTCACATATATTAAATCAAAAGCAAATTCAGCTACTAAAGAGTTGGCTATCGAAAGGGGCGAAGCTCCTGATATCCATGGTTCAGGTAGGAGAAATGCTAATCTCATGGCTGTTGCTCCTAATGCTAGTAGTGGGATTATATGTAGTGGCACTTCTCCTAGTATTGAGCCTTACAGAGCTAACTGCTATACTCATAAAACTTTATCAGGGAGCTATCAAGTTAAGAACAAATTTCTTGAAAAGATTTTAAAGTCTAAAGGTTTAAAAGTTAAAGAGCTAGAAAATATTTGGAAAGATATAGCAGGTAAAGATGGTTCAGTACAACATTTAGATATTCTTACAGATAAAGAAAAAGAAATATTTAAAACAGCAAATGAAATAAATCAAATATGGATTGTTGAACATGCATATCAACGACAACAGTTTATATGTCAAGCACAGTCTGTAAATTTATTTTTTACTTTACCAAAAGCAACAGAGGGTCAAGATGTACACGATGATTATATGCAGTATGTAAATGATGTTCATTGGTATGGTATGAATAAATTAAAATCACTCTACTATTTTAGGTCTAACGCAGCTAGAAATGTAGAAAATGTAAACATAAAAGTTCCAAGAATTAAGTTAGATGATGTGGAATGCATAGCCTGTGAGGGGTAGTATGATAAAAGAAAAATTATATGATGCTTTGTATGATAAATATAAAGCTGAACAATCAGAAGCTTTATGTAATATTCAAATGTATTTTAGAGAGTGTGTTAGTGTAGCTGACCACCCTAATACAGTAGATACTGTAGCTAAATTATTTGAAGAGTATGCAGAAGCAACAGAACGCTTAAAAATATTAAAGGAGAAGAGATATGAGTTTGTTGGGCAATAGAGATTATTATAAACCATTTGAATATCCATGGATGTTTGATTATTATGTATTACAAAATCAAATGCATTGGATGCCGGAGTCTGTTCCTTTACATACAGATGTAAAAGACTGGCAAGATTTAACAGACAAAGAAAAGAATTTACTTACACAAATATTTAGATTATTTACTCAGTCAGATGTAGATGTAGCATCAGGATATATAGATAAATATATGCCTATATTTAAAAAGCCAGAAGCAAGAATGATGATGTCATCTTTTGCTAACATGGAATCAATACATCAACACGCCTACAGCTTACTACTTGATACAGTAGGTATGCCTGAAATAGAGTACAAAGCATTTGCTGACTATGAAGAAATGGCAGACAAGCATGATTATGTTGGTAACTTTAAACCTAGTAAAGCTAAGAAAGAAACTATTGCTAAAACTTTAGCAGTCTATTCAGCTTTTACAGAAGGATTACAACTCTTTAGTAGCTTTGCAATCCTGTTAAACTTTCCTAGATTTGGTAAGATGAAAGGTATGGGTCAGATAGTTACATATTCTATTCGTGATGAATCTATGCATGTAGAAGCTATGACTAAACTCTTTAGAGAGTTCATTCAAGAAAACTTAGACATATGGACAGATGATTTTAAGAAAGAACTATATGAAATATGTAGGCAAATGGTTACACTTGAAGATAAATTTCTAGACCTTGTATTTGAGATGGGAGATTTACAAGGGCTAACTAAAAAAGATATGTATGCTTACAATAGATATATAGCAGATAGAAGACTATTACAACTTGGTCTTAAAACTAATTACGACCAAAGAGAAAATCCACTTGGTTGGATTGATGAAGTTATGGGTGTCGAACATCAAAACTTTTTTGAAGGTAGGGCAACTACATATATGAAAGCAGGATTAAGAGGTAAACAAGATAACATAACATTTAGTGATTTAAATGAGTAGAGAAAATAATGATGCTGCTTGGTATATTAAATGGGCTTCTAGTTTTGTTATAGTTTGTGCTATGTCCTTAAGAGGTATAGAGGGTATGCAGTTAATAGATTTAATATTATCTATTATAGGAGTATCTGGTTGGTTGTGTGTTGGATTATTATGGAAAGATAGAGCATTGATTATTTTAAATGCAGTAGGTTTATCTTTTTTATTTAAAAACATATTTACATATATTTTATAACATGAAAAAACAAGAAGCAAAATTACTACAGTATACTTTATTATATGATAGGTCTGGTAAATTAATTACAGAAAGAATAAACACAGATATTAGTAAACTAAAACCTTATTTTAGTGTAGAAGAATATTCTACATTACAAACTCTTATAAGAGAAGGAACTGTAAAATTAGATGAAATACATAGCTATATAGAGGAAACTTTAAATGCTAGGAAAATGACAAATTGAAGTGGGCTAGTTTATTATTAGGGTTATTAACATTACCTTTATTGTTTAATGTTACACCACTAGAGGTAATGAGGTTAAAAACTTTTGATGCTTTTGTGCAAACACCAGAACCATCTGGTAACTTTGTAATTTTAAATATTACAGAAGAAGATGTACAAGCAAGAGGTGGTTATCCTTTTCCTAGACAAGACTTAGCAAAAATACAAATAGACTTACTAAACAAAGGTGCTTTAGGCGTAGGTTGGGTTATATTATTTCCACAATCAGATAGGTTTGGAGGAGACGAAGTTTTTAAACAATCTCTTTCTTATGCTCCTAGTGTACTAGCTATGCCAGAGTTCGACAATGGAAAATACCCTAAAACTCATGGTACTGTTATACTTGGACCAGATGTAAATTTACCAAAAGCAAAAGGGTTTTTACAAAATATACCAGAGCTTCAAGAGGTATCAGCTCAAGGTGCTGTATCTGCTCCTGTAGATGTAGATAATCTTGTAAGAAGAATACCTTTATTACAACAAACTCCAGAAGGTTGGGTAGCTTCTTTTGGAACTGAAGTATTGAAAACTTTAGTAGGTGCTAACACTTACCAGATAAAAACAAATGATAATGGTGTAGAGCAAATTAGAGTTCGTGGTCTTAATCCTATAACTACAGATAGTCTCGGTAGAAAATGGATTAGTTGGGTTGATACACCACAAACTACATTATCTGAAATGAGTGTTGAAGGTAAGTTTGTATTTGTAGGTGTTACTGCAGAGGGGGTAATGCCTACTTTAGCTACACCAAATGGGCTATTAGAGCCTCACAAGATACAGTCTGCCCTTGCAGAAAGTATTTTGATTAACTCTCCGTTCATACCAGACTATAGATTATTTTTGGAGTTATTAATATTATGCATTTCAGGACTATTAACAGCATTTGTAATAAATCGTTTTGGTATAACCATGGGGTTACTGTCTGCCGGTACACTTATACTATCGATAGCTGGGTTAGGTTATTATTTTATATTACGAGGATTTTTAATTGATGTAACTTGGAGTATGACAAGTATGACACTTTTAGCTACTCAACAATTCTATTTAAACTTTAGAACTCAATACAAACTAAGACAACAAATAAAGAAACAGTTTGAACATTACCTTGACCCAAGACAAGTAAAACAATTACAAGATAATCCAGAACTTTTAAAACTTGGTGGCGAAAGAAGATACTGTACTTTTTTATTTACAGATGTTAGAGGTTTTACTTCACTATCAGAAAAATTAGAACCGGAACAAGTGACAGAAATAATGAACAAAGCTTTGACAATACAATCAGATGCAGTTAAAAAGTATGGTGGTATGGTTGACAAATATATAGGCGATGCAATGATGGCAATCTTTAATGCCCCATTAAATTTAGATATGCACGAAGACAGAGCAATACTAACAGCTATAGAAATCAAAAAGAAAATGAGAGAGGCAGGACTAGGCATTGATATTGGCATTGGTATTAATAGTGGAGTTGCTGTTATTGGTAACATGGGTAGTGAAACAAGGTTTGACTTTACAGCTTTAGGAGATGCAGTAAATTTAGCAGCAAGAATGGAGAGTAGTTGTAAAGAAGTTGGAGAAGATATTGTCATAG